TTGCCCGGCACGTGCTGCAAAGCGGTGATGGTGTAGCTGATATCGCTGGAGGACTTGTCCTCGATCACCGACAGCACGCGGTAGGTTTGCGCGGCGAGCGTGTCGCTCTCCACCACCCATACGGCTTCCGCTTCCGGTTGCACCGAGAAGCCCGGCGCCGCCACGGTGAGCTGCACACCATCGATCGCCGTAATGGCCTGCGTCTCCGATACGCCGGTGGACAACATCACCGTCAGCCGATTGCCGACCGCCACCTGTTCCGGCGCCTGGTCCACCGTCACCACGGTCCGCGTGGCCTGATGGACACGCCCGCCCTGGCGCTTGCCGGCACGGGCGGGGTCCGTGATACGGACGATCTGGCCCGGCGCCGCGATGGTGCCATCCAGGCCGACCTTGAACGTCACCGTATCGGTTTCCAGCCGCGAGGTAAGCAGCACCCACTGGCCCGCGCGCTGAGCCTGCGCCTGCGAGGTGCAGCCGAACGCGGTGAGCGTGGTCTGCTGGATGCCATAGCGTGCCAGGCCCGTGCGGTCTTCCACGTACTCGACCTTGGCGCGATAGAAATCGCTGGGGTCGTTCCAGGTCACCAGCGCGGTTGTGTAGCGCGTCTTGCGCGTGCTCGCCGCATAGGTGAACTGGCCGCCGATCACATTGGCCGCGCTGTACGCATATACCGGGTCCGCCGGCATATCGGCGGAAGCCGTGATGGCGCCGCCCGTCCAGAACGAGATGCCGCGGAACACGCTGGCCAGGTCGCTCAGCAGCTTGTACGCATCGCTGGCGGTCTGCAGGAACACGTTGCAGGTAAAGCGCGGCTCGGTGCCGCCCTTGCCGTCGCTCACCGGCTGGTCGCAGTACTGCGCGATGCGGTACAGCTCCCACTTGTTCACCTGGGCCGCGGTGATCAGATGGCCCAGGCCGTAGCGCGGGTGCGTCGACAGGTCGTAGTAGATCCACGCCGGGTTGTCCGTCCACGCCGGCTTGAAGCTGCCGTCCCACACGCCGCTGTAGCTGCGCGCCAGCGGATCGTAGTTGCTCGGCACCTGGATGATGCGGCCCCACAGGTCGTAGGCGCGGCTGGGAATATTGCTGAACTGCGCGGCGTCGCCGGAAATGCCCAGCAGCGCGCTGTTGGGATAGCGCAGCTTGGCGTCGATCACCTCGGTATAGCTGTCGATGGTGGTGATGTCGGCGATCGACGAGCTGTTGGCATTGGCGGTCAAGCGCGTGACGCGCACGTTCCACCCGCTCTGCGCCGCCGGCAGGTCGATGCGGTGGCTGCGCTGGTACTTGCTGGTGGTCTTGCCGGTGATCGCGCCGGTATAGGCCAGCTGCCACGCGCCACTGTCGGTCTGCACCTCGATCTTGTACTGCACCGAGTAGCCGTTGATATCGCCGTTGGACGTATTGGCCTTGGACAGGCCCGGCACGCCGATGGTCACGCGCACCGCCGACAGCGAGGTATTGCTCAGCGAACGGACCCACGGCGTGCTCTGCTTGAGCTCCACGCCGACATTGATCTCGTTCTCCACCGCCGGATAGCCAGGCACCTCCTCCTGGTCCTGCGTGCCGGTGCGCGTTTCCACATGCACGTTCTGGAAGTTGAGCGAGCCGTCCGCGTTGGCCAGAGGCGTCTCGTCCAGGTAGATCGATTGCAGCCCGTTGACCAGGCCGCCGATCTCACCCTCGCTGACCAGGTCCAGGATGCGGAAGTAGGCGATCGAGCGCAGGCTGTCCGGCGACTCGACGGGCGTGCGCTGGCTGCCGCCGCCCTTGGCGCCTTGAATGGTGGAAGTCATGTCTACCTCTCGTAGAAGTTCTTGAGCACGCGGCCGTTGAGATTTACGCCGCCGCCAACGCCTGCAGTGGCCGGTGCGTAGTCCTCGGCATGGATGCCGGCAGAGACGACGGCGGAGCCGACGACCATGCGGCCGTAGAGCACGGGGACAGGGTTGCCTTGGGCCTGCGTGTTGACGGCGCCGTTGAAGACGTAGCTGGGCTGGTTGTCGGGGCGATCTCCGGCTTTCAATCCCCTGGGCTGGGGCGAAAGCATCTGCACGACGCCGCCGAGCATCATTCCGAGGCCGGCCTCCATCATGTAGCCGCCGATACCGGCACCCGCGCCCATGGTCCATCCGGAGATAAAGCCGCCGACCACGAACAGCACCGCGCCTGCGATGATGTTGAACAGGCCGCCGCTCTTGCTGCCGAGCAGGATCGGCGCGATGCGGATGTCATCTGTGCCGGACGGCGCGGACAGCTCGTCCTCCTTGAGGTTGCGCTTGCCCACAAACACGGCGAAACCCGTGCCGCGATCCTTCGCCGACGCCAGGTAGGCGCGGAATCCGCGGATCTGCGAACACAGCGCGGCGATTGCCTCGGCCGGGGTGTCGGAATCGAGATGGAGCTTGAATTGACGCCCGAACAGAGCGCCGAGGCGTCCGTACAGGCGAACGGTTCTTGGTTGTTTCATAGATGGAAACCCAGGCATAAAAAAACCCCGCCGTAGCGGGGTTCGGATGGATGACGATGGATGCGGCTCACTCGATGGTGGTCGGTGCGAGCGAGGGGCCTGCGTTGGGGTCGATAATGATGCGGAACCGGCGCGTTTCGCCTGTCTTCAACGTGACGGCGGTTTCCCGGCGGTCCTTGCCTTCGCGGTAGCCGCACAGGCCTGAGCCGGTGTTCCATGTGCCGAGCACGTGGTCGCCCGACGGGATATGCAGCGTGATGCGTTCACCGGTGGCGACCTTGGCCACCACCTTGCCGTCGACGAAGACGGCGCCGTAGCAGCCGCTGCCCTGGAAACCCACGTCGCGGGTAACGATCACCGTGGCATCGCCGTCGGACGGATCCTGAAATGCCAGCAACCGGTCCGGTGTCGGCGTTCGAAGCTGATCGGGCCTGGGCGGCTTGGTCACGCAACCGGCGAGCGCCATGACCATGGGAACGACCAAATACATCCTGCGCATCCTGCTCTCCTCCTCTAGGTGGCGAGAGGGTAGCGCAAGAAACTTCGGCAGGGGTATCAGCGTTCCGTATGGCGAGCGATCAGCCGAGTGTTTTCTATCCAATAGCCGCCATACACATCGCGGCTGGAAAGCCGTCCGTGCATGTGATGCAGCAACAAGCCATCTCCTAGATATATGCCCGCATGGTTTGGCACCAGGTTACGGCTCCTGATCTGCATCAGCACCAGATCGCCGCGCTCAATGTCCTTGGCATCGACCGGTACGAAACCCGCGGCGGCGAGGTTGTCGGTATAAAGATCGGAGCAACCATCGTCCCACCAGTTGTCATGTCGCACCGGGTCGGGCAGCACCAGCCCCATTTCCCGCGCATACCAATCGCGGCACAAGCTCCAGCAATCCAGCACGCCGTGATGGAACGGCCTTCCGACCAGCGGCGCTTCATAACCGCTGGGTTCGATGCACGAAAGCTCACCCGCTTGCGGATTGCCATCGGCACCGACGACAACCGCCACGATCCACCACGGCAACCCGGACGCCTCGCACGCCACCCGATCACCCTCCGACGCACGCGCCGGCGCATCGGGATGCGAATGCATGACGGCCACGATCTCGCCCAGCTCCTCGGCCGCCGCATAGTCCTCCGCGGCCAGCACGAAATGCTCGCTCGGCGTGGTGGCGAGGTTTCGGCAGGCGATATAGCGCTCGCGCCCCTTGGCCACCACCACCAGCCCGCAGGCTTCGCGCGGATAGTCGGCCGTCGCGTGGGCGCGGAAGGCATCCAGGGTGGCCGGGTTCATGTGCGCAGCAACCCGGCGGCTGGATAGCTGCCGAACGGAATCGGGTTGTTCTGGCCGAAGCGCAGCTTGCACGACGACAGCCGCCCACCGCACACATCCTGTGCCGGATCGCTGGTCGGCGTGTCGTCCGCCTTCGCCACCGGCCCGCCGGTGTAGCCGCAATACGGCCCGCGATAACCGCCACGCTGCAGCCAGCTGCAGCTGTTGGCGATGATCGTGCGTCCGGGCAGCTGCTGCTGGCCGAAGTCCAGCGCGCTGGCGAGTTCGAACTGCACCAGCGTGCTGGTCTCGCTGGCCTTGCGCTCCAGGAACCACTTGTCCGGCGGAAACTCCTGCGTGGCATCGGCGCTGGCATTGCCGTCGGCGAAGTTGCGCGCATCGAGATAGCGGCCGAAGGTGCGATGGCGCACCAGCAGCGCGCCGACCAGATCCTGGTAGGCCAGGCACAGCGCGGTGATGCGGCCGTCGACATTGCCCACGCTGAGCATCGGCATCGGCGGCTTGTCGGGATTGAGCTCGAAGCCTTCGGCCTGGATCGGCCAGGGCGCGTATTCCAGCCCCTGCCACCAGATCGAACCGACCTGCGTATAGCCGTGGAAACGCAGCACGTCGCCCGTGCCGCCGCCGGTGATCGAGCGCGCATCCAGCTCGAACAGCTCGATCTCCGCGCCGGGTTCCAGCTTCTGGATATCGGCGTAGACGCTCATGGCGCGAACACCTGCTGGAAGGTGGCCGACAACGTGTAGTTGCCGGCCGCGCGCGGCACCAGGGTGTAGCCGGCGCAGCGGAACAGCGACGGCGCGCCCAGCGGCGGGGTCCACTGGAACGAGGCGGCGCCGGCGTGGCGATCGAGGAAGTCCTTGATCGGCGCCATGTAGCTGCCGTCGCCGTCGAACGCGAGCGGCCAGCTGTCCACGCGGTTGTTGATGCCGTCGGTGACGGTCTGGGTGTAGCCGTCGCCGAACTGCGCGCTGCGCACGCGGAAGGTGGTCTGGCCCTGCGGCTCCACCTGCGGAACCCAACTGAATACTTCAGGCATGCTGCATCCTCCACAAAATGCCGCCCTGGCGCTGCTCGCGCGCCATGACTTCCTTGACCTTGCCTTCCACCATCGATGCGAGCTGGCGGCCGGCGTCGTCGCTCTGCGCCTGCGTATCGCTCTGCGCGTTGCCGTTGGCGCCGACGTTGACGGTGATGCTGATGTTGTTATTGACGCCGCTGCCGCCATCGCGGCTGCTGCGCACGCCGAGGCGGCCATCGGCGCCGCGGGTGAGCGGCATGATCGCTTCCGGGCCGGCTTCGCCCATCAGGCCGGTGCCGGTGGCCATGGGGAACAGCGTGGGGCTGTTGACGATGCCGCCGCGGGCGAAGGCGCGCAGCTGCGTGCCGCTTTGCAGGGCCATGCCGTTCGCGGCTACTGGAAAGTCGCCGAAGATCGACGCCGAGTAGCCGCCGGTGCTGCCGCCGAACATGGTGCTGTACTGCGGAAGCATCGAGCTGCCGCCGCCGAACATACCGCCGATCGCGTTACCCACCCAGCCCAGCGCAGCTCCCGCGAGTTTGGATATCTGGGACGCTGCTGCGTCGGCCAGCATCTGCCGCAGCATGTCGCGGAAGCTCTTGCCGACCTTCTTGAAGTTGCCGTCGAGCACGTTGAACAGCATGTCGCCGAGCGAGCCGCGGATCTTCTCGCCGGCTTGGGATGCCAGGTCGACAAGAAAGTCCGTGCTCTTGGCGGCATCTGCCTTCTTGGTCGCCGTAGCGGTGCCGGCCGACGCGTCGGCTTTTGCTCCGGCGCCGGCGGTTGCGTTACCGGCGGCGCCCACTGCTGCCGCGGCGGCAGTTGGTTCCTTGACGAAGCCGCCTACAAAGGCGCCGAGATAGGCGTTCGGCCATAGGCGATCCGTATTGGCGGCGCCCGCGGCTTTGACCAGCTCGTTGGTCGTGGTGTCGGCGAGGCCGCGCTTGAGGTCGTTGTATAGGTCGTCACGCGTCTTCACGCGTGCCTTGGTCGCGTCCTTGCCGTCGGCATTCAATGCGGCGAGTACGTCCTTGGAGAAGTCGTCCTTGATCTTCTTGGTTGCGTCTTCGATCACCTTGGCGGTGGGGGCGACTGCCTTGGTGCTGGTCTTGGCCGCATCCTGCGTGGTCTTGGCGGCTCCATCCGCCGCCTTGCCGGCGCTCTGCGCCGACTTCGTCGCCGCATCCATCGCCTTCTGCATGTCGCCCAGCGACTTGCTCGCCTTGTTCAAGGCGGTCACGAAATTATTGAGGCTGTTGCTGTCGATATCAGCCATCGCTGCGTATCCTGTCGAGCATCATCAGCGCTTCCACCTCCCAGCGATCGAGTCGCCGGGCGGTGAGCTGCGTCCAGTGATGGAGTTCCGTATGGGTGAGCGGCGTGGGCAGCTGCGCCAGCCACTCGGCCAGATAGGCCAGTTCCGCCGGGCATGCCGGGCGGTCGGCCAGCTCCGCCGGCATGCGGCCGAGCTGGCGTTGCACCGCTTCGAGATGCCGCTGCAGCGGCTGGCCGCCCGCGCCGGTGGGGCGGGCCAGCTGCTGCTGCGCCTTCAGCCAGTCGGCGAGCTGGCGAAGGCGTTGCCGAAAAAAGCCGGATCGTCGGCGCCGGCGCGGTCCACCAGCTCGGCGATCTGCGGCGCTTCGCGCAGGAAGGCCTGCACGTTCGCCGCCACGCAGGGCTCGTCGAAGCTCCACGCCGAGACCAGCGCGGCACGCACCGCCAGCGTGCTCTGCTCCAGCGCCGCTTCCAGCTCCGCTTCGCCGGCCTGCGCCACGCGGGCCACCTGCTGCATCGCTTCGTCG